CACCGCCGCCGCCGGGCCGGTTATCGTTCGGGTCATTCGGGTCACCCGGTCCTGTTCCGCCCGGCCCAGTACCACCGGACGGGACCGCCGGGGTACTTGACGGTGGCCCACCCGGAGCGCCGGCGCCAGGTGCACCGGGCATCGGGATTCCGCCGCCGGGCATGTTTGTCACATACACCTGGACGACACCTGCACTCGGCGCCGCGAATGCGCCGCCGGAAAGGCCCGTGCCGCCAGCACCGAAGTCTGTCGGCCCACCGATCTGTCCGGGACCTCCCGCAGGCTGCCCTGCGAGTGGCCCAACATTTTGCGGCCCCTGCTTAGAGTACGGCGCACCGGATAGCTCGAAGTGGCCTGGGTCGCGGGAATCCGGTGTCCAGTATTGGCCCCACGTCATCCCGAACTGCTGCAATGCCCCGCTGATCGCCGCCATCTTGTCAGGGCCGAAATGTGTTCTGGCATCCGCACCGTGACCCTGCAAAGCAGTAAAGTCATCCCAGTTGATGTCGAGCGCGGTACCTGATGTGTGGTTGGACTGGGCACCTAGGCCGTGCCCGCCACGGTCGTATCCGGCCAGCTGCTTGACGGGTTCGATGTTGTCGTTGTACCACTGCGCGAACGCCCGCAAACGGTCTGCCGGCCCACCGGTCGCCCCCTGCGAAGCGACCCCGTTAACCGAGAACGCTTGCTCAGGTGCATTGAGGGGAAACCCATTCGGTGATGTGCCAGCACCGCCGGGTCCGACCAGCGGAGCAGTAGCAGGTGTGGGACTGAAGTTCAGGCTTGGTGCGCCGCCCGGAATGTAACCCGGCGTGCCTTGGGCTTTACCGAGTCCGGGACCGCCAAGCCCGAATAGGTTGCCCAGGAAACCACCGCCGCCGCCGATGGATGAGAACCCTGTTGCCCCAGCAGCACCGCCGAGCGGGTTACCAAAGATCGGTGACTTGCCCTGGGCAAGGTTCTGCGCGCCCAGGATTCCGAGGAGGCCGTAGCCGCCGCTGATCCCCGTCTGGGCCTCGTTGATGTTGGAGAATGCGGCCAGCCGCCCCAACATCGGTGCAGCCGCCACGTCGGCGAATGTTTTCACCAGGTTCTCCACGATGCCCGGAATCCCTTTGCTGATCCCGAAATCGTTGTCGATTGCCGCACCCAGCTGGCCGAGGTCCTTGGATGTTCCGAGCGCGGCCTCACGTAGTTTCATTTGAGCGTTGTACTCGGCAAGCTCAGCGGCAGCTAAGTCGTTGCGTGCCTTGATCTTCTGCTCGTCTGTGGCGCCCGCGTTGGTTTCCAGCTGGGACAGCGTGGCTTGTGCCTCAGCGCGCTTGTGAGCGGCTTCTAGCTGGCCCTGCTCTGCCTCGTACAGGCGGGCCGGTTCGCCCGGCCTGGGCGCAGCACCGTAGCCAGGGCCGTACGGGATAGCGATCTTCGGCATGTAGTTGGTCACGCCACGCTGCGCCGTGTCAGCTTCGCTCTGTGCCTTCGCTACAGCATTGCGGGCCTTGATCTTTTCATCCTCGGAAGCCACGTGAGACTTGTCGAGCTCGTCAAGCTCGGCGCGCTTCTCGGCGAGGTCATGCTGCTTTTCGAGCAGTTCCTGCTGCAGCCGCCAATGTTCCTCGGACTCACCAGGTGCCGGTGGCGCGCCGTAGCCAGGCCCGTACGGAAGGTTGACGGGCTTCGGTTTCCCGGTGTCGTCCAGCTGGTCGGATAGATCCCCGCCGGGTGTACCGGGTGCTGCTGGCTGCTGGCCCGGTATGACCGACATGATGCCGGGCGGCTGTCCTGGCCGGCCGCCCCCGCTAGCCGGTGGCCCGCCGGGCACACCAGGGAACAGCGACGGCAGCGGCTTAGGCTGAAGGTTCGGGTCGACAGAGCCAGGAGCAGCATTGGGCGGCGGCCCGGGGGCATGTAGTGCGAACGGGTTCTCCGCCCACGCCCGCATACCTCTCTGGAATGTGTCAAATACGGGTTGCGCCAGCGGCTTTAACGCATCCTCGATGCGGTTCTTCACGATCGTCCACGTGTCCGCCCACCGCAGCGTGTCATCGTTCAGCTTCTCAATGTGGCCCGCATCCCTGGTGTTCTTCAGCGAGTTGTTGAGGTCGTCGACGTTCAGCTTGCCCTGCCGGATAGCATCCACAAACTGCTGGGCACCCTTGGTACCAAACAGCTTCTGCGCCAACTCCTGCGCCTTCTGCTCATCCCCGGCTGCCAGGAATTTACCGATGTCCTCGATGCTGGTCTGCAGGACTGTCTGCAGGTCGACGTGGTGCTTGGTGGCCTCCGCGATGGCCTTGTTCAATCCCCGCGTCGTGGTGGAGGCATCCAGCCCGGCCTGGTCGAACATGTCGATCACGGCGGCGGTCTGACCGAAATCCAGGTGCAGCGAACGGGCTGATGCGCCAACACCTTTCAGTGTTTCTAGAAGCTCATCCATTGGGGCACCAGTATTTTCAGATGCCACCTTCAGGCTGTCCAACCCCGCCTGGGCCTGGTTAGCATCCAAGCCGAATGAGCGCATCACCTTCCCGAGGTCCCGCACATTCGTTTGGGTGCCGGTCATCCGGTCCAGGTCTGCGATCTGCTTGGTCAGGTTCTCTAGCGGTGCGCCTGTGACGTGGAAGGCCTGCGACACTGATGCGGCGATCCCGCCGATAGTGCCCAGCGATGACGCGGTGTGGGTGGCCACGTGGTCGACACTCTCAGTCAACCCCTGCAGGTCGGCGCCCATCTTGCCGGTTTGAATCTCGATACTCTTGGCCACATTGTCGAAGCTCTCGCCGATCTCGTACAGGTGCCTGGTGACAAGGACTGCAGCCGTGCCGATACTGGCCACGCTGGCTGCAGCTGCGACCGCGCTGCCACCCATCGCTTCCATAGCCGTCGACGCGATAGAACCCACCGACGAGAGTGCGTTGCCGACGCCGGGCGCAACCTTGCCTAGCTCGCCTAGGAACATGGTCGCGAACTGCCGGCCAGCACCACCCCCGTGCACCCCAAGCCTGTTGGTGAGGGCTTCACCAATCTTGTCCGCTGCCAGCCCCGTTCGCTGGGCCTCGTTCGCGATAGCTTGGTTGAAGGCTTCCCCGGACACCTTTCCGGTGCGGGTCATTTGGGCTTCGATCCTGCGGGCTGATTTCTCTAAAGCCTTTTCATCGAGGGCGTGTTCGACCTGCTGCTGGAAGGTCTGCCCGAACCCGCGACCTGCCCGCGCCCCAGCATCATTGAAGGTGCGCTCAGCTTGGTCTGCGACTCTCTGAGTGGCGCGCTCATCCAGCTTCGCGCCAACCCGCATCACAACTGCCACTGCTCACCTCACAATCCCATGTCTCCGTAAAGCTGTTCGCTTGCGTCGTACGTGTCGTCCTCGATGGCCTCCTCAGCTAAAGCCTGTTCGATCCGCAGGATCGGATCCACGAATTGGTGCGGTTCGTAACGGGACTCCTCACCGCCCTTGATCGCGTAGTAGCTTGCCCGCAGCCGCGCAATCTCGTTGTAGGTCTCATAGGCAACCAGTTCCAACTCTGAGAGGTATCCGCCGCGCTGGCTGGTCTTGTAGTTGCTGGACGGGTGCAGACCGCCCAGCAACACGCACAGACGGCGCGAGGACAGCACAAACCGGCCGCGCTGATCCTTTACCCCACGGTGCCAATCCAGCAGGTTCACGGACGGATACCAGTGAGCAAAGTCGGATTCGACCTCGGTGGGGAACATGGCCCATCTAGTTATCGCCTCCCACACTTTTGGGGTCAGGCGGGGTGTCTCCGTCACCCGTTTCCCGCTTCACGACAACCCGGTCCAGGCGGGCCAGCGTCGCAGTCACATCGCTGGCCTGACCACCGGCAGCCTTGTACTTGTCGTATTTCTCCTGACCCCACAACGCGATTGCCACGCGCACCGCATAGGAGGGCTTCACCAGCTGCCCGCCCTTTTGGTACGGCAGCTTCAGGTTGCCGGTGACAGTGTAGGTGGACCCGTCGTCGCGGGTTATCTCCACATCGTCTTCGCGGTCCCAGGATTGGGACTCAAACTCCAGCTGATCCATCGCCTCCCGCTGGTCGTCATCCAGCAGACCACGTTGCGGCACTTCGTAATCCTCGCCGCCGGCCGTGATGGTGATGCTGGCCAGGAACCCGCCCGCCTCGGCTGCGGCCTCCCGTGCTTCGCGTGGGCTGATCTTGCGGCGCTCATCAGCAATCGACACCTTGGTGTCTTCGTTACTCATTGGTGGCCCGTCTCTCCCTGCTTTATACAAAGCAGATATTTAGTGGCCCGTAAGGTTTTTGAGGCGCACCAGCCGGGACGGGCCACCGTGCCCGACTGGTGCGCGATCATGGGGTTTTACGCCGGGGCGATAACGAACGTGCCCGGAGTGCCGAGGGACGAACCGTCACCGGTCAGCGGGGTCCGCTGCGGCGGGGTCACCGTGTACGGACCGCCAGCAGAACCGGTGACAGTCCAGTCGGCGGCCACGTAGCCGTCATCCAAGGCGACGAGGGCAGCCTTCACTGCAGCGCTGGTCGCGTTGTAGGCGATTGTGCCTGTGGTATTCCCACCCCACCCCAGGTCGAACGTGCCGGTGGACTGGGTGCCCAACGTGACAGCCCAGTTGCCGGTGATCGAGCCTTGGAGCGCGGCCCAGCCGGTGCCACCAACCCAGGTGTGGCGCAGAATCGGCCGGTATACGCCGTCGACCATCGCCATGAAATACCCGTCGGGCAGCGGCATGTAGCTCATCTCCGCTGCCTCAGAGTCGCGCTTGTCTTTCTTGGATGCGCCGATCCCGGACAGCTTCGCGAGGCTGTAGCCGTCCACGGTGTAGACCGGCAGCCCGCCCTTCTGGAACTCAGACACCATCAGGACCTGGCGCTCCACGTTGTCGGCATCCAGGACCCGCGACCAGCCCGCATTCGCGAGGCCTGGAAGCTCAACCAGCGCAGTACCATCCGGGTTGTTCAGCGGCAGGTTGTTGCGGAGCCGCCGGATCAGAGGCTTGGCGGTTTCCACAGCGGTAAAGCTGAAGGGCTCGCCCTCTTCCACGATGTCGCTGTCGAACGGAAAGTTCGACTGCAGGATCATGAAGTCGTCCTCTTTGATGTTCGGCTTCGTAGACGGCCCGTCGCTCTCCTTGAAAGCACCGGCAATGTGGAATCCCTCATTGTCGCTGGTGTTTACGGCCCACACACCGTCAGTGCGGGTGAAGGCGCACAGGTCGCCGCGCCAGGTTCCGTCGAGCGCGAACGGCGACCACGCGAGCGTGCCGTCGTCGTTGTGCGGGGAGAGATTCGTGGCACTGCCACGGGCATCGCGGATCAGGACCTGGCGCAGCTTCCCGCGCTCCAAGAACCTGCTGTCCACATTGTTGAATCCGGCACCATCGAATGTGGTTCCGGTTGAGGGAGTAGCCATTAGACCACTGTCCTTTCACTGGGGATGGAACCGGAACGTGCTCCGGTGGAACGCGGCGGGTCTGCCGCTACCCTGCCAGCCTCAGCTGGTCGGGTGGTATGTGAGGCCGATTTCATAGCGGCCAACCTTTCGTAGGACCTGCTCATCCAAATAGGGCATATACAGCGGAGACTCGATGACCTCCACGTAGTCGACGCCCACTTTGCGGCCGTCACTCAAAGTGATGATGTCACAGTGCATTCCAAGACGGAGCATTGCATTGTGGGTGGCCTTGGACTCGATGGTCATGTTGTTGCGGCCCAAGGATTTATCGGTGAACGTGTGCGCGGAGCAGACCGGAGCAGCTGTGCCCTCTTCCATGTTCTCTGTGCCGGCCACATGGGCTACCAACGTGAACGGCAGCACGTCACCGGCAACCCGGAAGTTACTGGTGCGGCGCAGCTGTGACAGCCACGCGATCAGTACCTCTTCCGCATCGTCGGGTTCCTGCTCGTTCAGGGGCATCACGCTCATCACTCACCACCCTCGTCGGGGGCATGGCCGTATTTCTTTTTGAACACAGCCTCGGTGCGTGCGCGGCAGGCACTTTCGTGGATACCGTTGGTGCCGTACTCCACAAACCAGGCGTTCGGGGCAGTGGCCATCACAGCCACGCCCTTACCCTCGTGGACGATGATGCTGTCCCGGTACTGGCCTGAATGCGGGTCCTTAGCCGGGTCACCTACCGGCGCGATGGACTTCCAGAACTCGGCGGCCTCGTTGGCGACCCGCACCTTTTCGGCCTTGACTTCGGGGTCGTCGTTCAACTCAATATTGGCCTGGCGTTCGGTGATATCGCACATGTCAAAGAAATCAGCCACGATCAGACCTCCCCGGCCGCAGCGTCAGGATTGTCCAGCTGCACCTTGGACAGGAATTTGACGAACTCGATCGATCCGTCTGCCCCCGTAACTCTGACCACGCCACCAGCAATCTGGTAGGTGATGCCGTTCACGATGATCCGGCTCGTCACCCCGGCAGCGAGCGCGGCTGCTGCAGGAGGGCAGTGCGTTTGCCACACCTGGGTGGCCACATCCGTGATGTCCTCGGCCTGCTCCCGCTGCGTCGGAGTGGTGGCCGGCAGGGCGCGGTGACGGCAGCCGGTCACGTCAACGCGGGACTCGGTGGGCATGATTTCCCCCATCGCGTCAGGGGTTCCAGTGCGGGTCATCGTCACGAAAGTGACGGTGTCGTTCCCCAGCGGGGGCAACGGCGGCGGCGAAGTCCAGACGGGTAGGCTCATCCGGCAGCCGCCAGGTGGGTGACCCGGACACACCAGCCGGTGGGAGTCGTAGTGGCCTCAATGTGCGCATCGGTGCCCAGCATTGACGCTTCCAGCAGCGCGCCGAGTGCAGCCTGCATGTACGGCTGCGGAGCCTTACCAGGCTTCAGCATGTGCTGGATTGCGCTAGGCGGGGTCCGCTTCCAATCCCCCAGCTGACCGTTCATCAGGGTTTCCCCGTTGACAGTGAACTTGATTCTCACGTTATCGCTGCTCATGGCGTGGCCTCCATGCTGGTGTGTGGACAGGCGGGATTCGCGCGGCCCAACAGATCTGGCTGCACCAGCGCGCGGCCGTTGACCACACGCAAGATCATCATCGTCTGTTTGCACGACATGCACACCACCGGCAGGCAGTCGCCCGGCATGTCCTCGGCAGCGCGGAGCTCGTCCAGTTCGGCGCGGGGCATGATGACGCAACCGCCGTCTGTCTCCACCAGATTCACGATCGCCTCGCCGACGCAGACGGCGGTGTCCTCGATCATGTCGCGCATCTCTGGTGGCATCCCAGCCGTGCGGAATGCCACCAGCGGGAGCAGCCGTGGCTTCTCTTTGGTTGCAGCCCTGCCGGGATGCGGGAGGCCTGGTCCGAGGCGGTCGGCGATCAGCTGGGCGACAGCCGGGTTAGGCATCAGGC